TTAACGACTTTCTTTGGTCGTTCCGTTTTTCGGATTGAATGCCAGCTCGAACAATCCGGTCGCCGACAGACCACCCAGTCCACCAGCCCACAACCGAGCAACCAGATCCAATTCGGTAAATGGATAAGCTGCCGCACCAATCAGCAGCCCGATCATCATCCCCAACACCGGCACCAGATTTTTAGGAATAGTAATCGCCATTTTGACCATCTGAACAAGTGCCAGGATAATCACAGCCAGTGTAGACGCAAATGCCAGTACATCATTAAACAGTTCCATATCTTTCTCTCCTCTCCCCTATTTCAGATAATTCCTTTGCGATACAGCACAGTAATCAGACGGTAAAAGTCGTAGCTGCCACCTTCCGGATCATCGACAATACCTGCGGCTACTGCTTTGCTAACAGCGTCCTGTGCCCATTCCGGAATCTTCATACTGCGATTGTGCTCTATTTGTTGAACCCGGTTATCCATTTTGCTGATACTGGACTTCAGCATATCCCGGCTGTCGGTTAGAGACGCGATTCGGTCACTTTGTGCCTTGACGGTGGCTTCCAATGCGGTAAAAGCTTTCTTTTCCTCTGCGGTCATGGGCTTTTCATCTCCCTGATGATTGTTATGAGTCTTTGCATATCGGGTCTGCAGCTCACTGATTGTGCCCTGGTATTCATTCAGATCTACGCCGCCCTGAATACCCGGGACCTGACCAGCGTCGGTGTACTGCCAGAAATCCCATTGCTGCCAAGCGGTGCAATCATCCGGTACACGAGTAACGCTGTAGCGGGCGATCCATAGATCATACTCACCGAGACTGCGGTCAAATTGCGCTGCAAAAGCATTCCCCGTGTACACAATGGGACGACAGCTACTCAGACGCTCCACCTCCTGCAGAAAAGCCAGTGCGACAGCGTTGATCTGGCTTCGGCCAAGCTTGCCGGGATTATCCTCATAATCCATCACCGGCGGCAGATCCAGACTGTCCGCTCCGCCTATCTTCTTCAGGCAGTCAATAAAATGAGCAGCTTCTTTTCGGGCGGCGGCTGCATTTTGCGCGTTCAGAAAATGATAGGCGCCCACCAGCATTCCTGCTGCACGGGCGCCCTGAATATTGGATATAAACCGATCATCGCGGTAGCTTGTTCCTTCACTGGCTTTGATAAAAACAAATTGTTTGCCTGCTGCACGTACCTGATTCCAGTTAATATTGCCCTGCCAGTGGGATACATCGATACCCTGGGCATTACGCGTGCTTCTCGCCTGCATCCCCGCTCTCCTCCTTTGAATGATGATCCATCTGACGTTCCTGTTGTTCCTGATTTTCTTTGATTTCCTTGATTTCTTTGACGGCTTCCGGCTGGGCTTCATCGATCAGCATCGGATTTTCCGGCGGCGTACTTTTCGATTCAAAAATATGCACGGCGTTGCGAAGAATGTTAGGCATCGGCAGCCCCATTTTACCGGCATTTTCGATAACCGAGAGCAATTCATTCGCCAGATAAAAAAAGATCACGGCATCCTGGAAGTAATGCAGACTTCCCAGCGCCTGATCTATGAAATGAGCTATAGCAACAACAACGAAAATCGCGACTTTGCGAATAATTCCTTTGAATCCTACCCTACTCTTCAACTCGCCTCTCATCCAGGCAGCCGCCCACCCGGAGAACCAGTCTACAATGACAAGTACCAATAATAAATTAATCAACACATCCCAACCCCCAAACAGGTAGCCCACAGCAGCGCCATACGCTGTCGAAACTACCTTGATGATTTGCGGCCACGGCTCCCCCATCCCCTTCTGCTCCTTTCTCTACTTCATGAACATAAATATGAAAATGAGTCTTTACAGTGCTGATTCAAACGATGACATCATTACACTCAGTTGATCATACTGTTTTGGTAATTAGTTCGGCTGCCTGTCTCAAAAATGGTAATACAGTAAACATTAAGAGCTGCTACAGGTAAGCCAATTAAGATTCACCTCCTGATAAAATAAAGTCCCCTATATTAGCTTGTTGTTTTGTGATCTCTTGCTTAAATTTGTCAGGCTCAGAAAGTTCCGGTAGTAGATTAAGAGTGTCAATTTCTTCTACTGTTGCTCCTCATAACCAAAGCCATGAATCATATTGTGGTTAAAAGATTCTGAGCAAGTATCCTGGTCTTTGGCTAACCTTTTTTCAAGCTCACTTAGATTTAATTGAGGGTTATACAACCCTGCTGGTATGCTAATGCCAACTATATAACCGGTTTTCAACTTTCCTTCATTTAAATAAGGCTGGATTCTAGAATACTAATTATCGGTAATCAATTTGTATTACAAATAAAATCCTTTAGCATCAAAAAAAGTTACATCCTTCATTTTTAATCACCTTTCTTTAATCTATAATTCCGTAGGAAATGTAAATATTAGAGCTAAAATATTATTTGATGCTATGCCACTGCCTTCCAACTTAACTGCTCCATCTGGATATATATCCAAATTAGTTGGTCTTAAGCCTGTATTATCTCTATAATAAGTCAGTGGTTGAATTGTTCTTTTAGGTTTATATCCTGGAGGAAGGCGAAACACTGTTGTTTGTCCTAAGCTAGAACCTCCAGACACAAGTCCTTGTACAATAACTAAACCATCAGAAGTTTTTCTATATCGTACTACGGTATCAGAATTAAGCGCAGCCCACCCATTTAAAAGAGTAGGATAAAGCCATGGAGTTTGATCTTTATCAGCTTTTTCATTCTCTACTATTGATACACGATGAGAAATTTGCTCTACACTCTGTATCAGCTCAGAGAGTATAGATTTTTCGTTATAAAAATAACTGCCTATGAAGGAACTAACCGGATATTTATCTAAAGGAACATAGGTTACTGAATAAGACGCATTAATATCATAATTTTCAAAAGACTGCTGAGCTAACGCCCCCGCATAAGTTACAGTATTTGGATATAAGGTCCATTTATCGTTTTTATTATCTTTATAAATAGCAATAAATTTATCTATTCTTTGCTTAGTTAAGGAATTGTTATAGCCAATGCCTATACTCGATGGAGAACCGTTATTTATATTCCAAGCTACTTGATCACGATAGGGATTAGCTCGTTCCCTTAAAACTATACCGGATCCGATTTCAATAGTGTTGTCTCCTTCTATAAAACTTAATTGGCCTTCAAAAGTTAAACATTCAATAGCTGGCGTTGATAAATGATAAATAATCATATAATCAGTTGTTGGACGAGATATACGGTATCCCCCAGAAATTAAAAGCTCAGGTCTACCTAAAGGTACAGTAGACACATTGCCGCTATAATCTCTACCATTAAAACTAGCAAGTGGGGTCCAACGCTTGTTCAATCCGTCCGTACGAGAATATACACCGAGACCATCATTAGCATTCGTAGATCCATCATACATTTTCCAACCATACATATATGCTTTTAATTCATCTGTAGTCGGTGAGTATCCATCTGCCCAACCACTATCAGTTGATGAGATTGTTAAATACAAAGTACCTGTACTATCGAAGGAAGCTACATCTGCTTTATTAGAAACAGTATTCGGCATAATGCTTCCATCAAATTTCATTGGAATAACAGCACCAGGTGAATAAGATTCATATCCGACAATTTTAATTTCTTTAAAACCTGATAAACTAGCACTAATTATCCAATTTAAATCACCAGATAAGGTGCGCTTCCGCCAAACAGTGTTTTTATAATACTGTCTGTCCGATCCTACAAATAGTGTGTCACAATCTGTTTCATTAGCAATCACTGGCGAGGCTATTAATTCCGTATCAAACGCTAAAAATGCGGCTACTTCTTTTTGAGCTACACTTGTCCAACGTATTGCATAAGGGTTACGTATTCCTGCAAAACCTTCCGTATAAGGATATTTCATAGCAACCTGTTCTGTCGTCATTTTATCAAGAGCAGTATATTCCGTATCCGAAATTTCATACATTCTAAGTCCATCAGCATAAGCTACATTACCTGATGCAGCCGCATTAAGTCTGGCAACAATTTGTGTACTGCTTACATCTACGCTGGGTGCATATTTCATGAAAACAGTAACCCATTTACCTTTATCAGTAAAAAAAGGAGTACTTACAGCCGTTCCCTGCAGCGCTAGTAGTACACTTTTCGCCGATTCATTATAGATATGACCTACAGCCACGTATTTTTTTCCAGCTTTTAATGAATATGGTTTGGTTGAAACTGCATCTGCAATGGTATTGGCAGTAGTTGCTGTGATTTTTACTGAACCTCCACCAACTACACTTTTATTGTTATCCAGTGTAATTGTTGATTGAAAACCAGCTAATCCACTGAGGCTTTTATTCTGCCCCCATGTCCGTGCCTCCAGATTTAAAAGCATGCGCCCTGTCAGTCCAGAAAGTCGAAATGGTGTATCGCGTTTAGTTGTTATTGTCTGCATTCCAGGCTGTAATACAATTTCTTGCCGTAGTTCTGTATCCAATCGTTCGTGCAGATCTCCGAGTCCTGCCTCAATACGGTTCATATCCTGTTCAGTTACGGTATCGTTATAGTTCCAATCCGTTTTTGCCCGATAATCCATACTTACGCCCCCTTCACTTCTACATATTGTTTAACAACTGTATCTGCAACAACAGGAATAAACACTTCGCTACTGCTGATAACTTCATTACTGGCAGAACGTAATTCTAACTGGGTCACCGATGAGAGATCCGCTGCTGGAATCAAATATTCCAGCTCTACTATTTCAGTTGTCACTTGTTTGATTCTAAATTGATTGATATCGTAATTGCCATTCAGGGTTACTTTGGCTATACGTTGGTTGGTATAATCAGCTATTTCCTGTAGATAACTATTCTGAATCATAGGATTCTGATCTCCTCTCCCAGCATAGTAAATGGTGTGCTTCCGAGCTTCCAGCGGGTAGACAATCTGGTATTACGTTCAGTGCTGTAACGATATGCCGTTTCGCGAAGCATAATAGACTCACGTAATGATGTTTGCTGTACATAAGTCATATTAGCCGGTTTAATCGTCTGCACTGTGTAATTCACTTCTTTGAATATTGAAGCATCTGTCAGATTGGCCATAACCGTTAGTGCAAAATTTTGGATATCTACGGTTGCATTTGCTTTGCCTGCCCCCAATAGCTGATCTAACTTCTGTTGTAAATAACGAATAGTAAAGGGCGGCTTGGTTGTATAGCGGTTCACAATCCGACGGCGACGAAAATCCAGCGTTTCGATTGTTGGGTCTGCCTGGATTTGCAATTGTTGCTCCCTACGACGCAATGATATTTCGCTAGACGTCATAACAAACTGGTCCGCCAGTAACTTCAAGCGATTAGCTTCAAGCTGATCCAACTCGATCTCTTCTGTATTTAACAAAGCAATAAATTCTCGTATGGAATGGTAATATTCTGGCTCATACTGCATTAGTCGGTTATTCAAGGGTACCTACTCCTCCCCATACGGCAATCTGTTCAGTTCCCAACATTAGATTTACCGGCTTACCATTCACCATTGTATCTGTGACATCTGCAACCCCTTTAATACCTACAATACGAGCATCCAGCTGGCTAATACGAATAATAATCTGCTCTTGATCTTTCCATTTAGCTGTCAGTTCTTTCACATATGCTGCCAGTGTATCATTGACATCCAGTTTCACCTGCCCTACAGTAACACCCGGTTCCAATGTAAGTTTTGTACTTACTGTAATGGATAATTCTTCCACTCCTGCAATAGTGACCCGATGTCCAATTGGAGCAAGGCCTATACCTTCTCCACTATTTACCACCGGATCAATAGCTGTTTGTACACGATTAATCAGCTCCGTTGAAGGGCGACGTCCATTACTGGCAATAATGGTACATTTGACCGTTCCTCCTCCTTTCCAGACCGGAAATACTTTGACTCCGCTAACTCCCTCTATCTCATTGATGGTTTGCTTGTAATCTGAGATATTACCGCCAAATGGTTGTTCATTAATGGCCTGTAAATATCTGGATCTTAATGTCTCATCATCTTCGGCATCTTCTCCAGGTACAAGTACAATATTCAATTCAGCTACAGCCAGCCCGGCGATATAATCCAGCGGTAGCAAAGCTCCGGCTGTCGTATTACCAATCTCCCCTGCGGTTTCGCAGGTCAATGCATACTCACCGGCACTTAGACGTGAAGTCACACTATAAATCAACTCTCCGCTGGCGAGTCGGCTGCCAATAGGTACTTCCGTACGTGTGCCGTCTCCTTTATAAAAAATCCCTTTACGAACAGCATAAGTAGCCGGCTCCCTTTGAATGCCATACTCAGCGGTACGACGTTCCAGGTATTCGCCTGTCGCTGTATCTGCAAAAGAAAGATTTAGCTGAATATCCAGTTCAGCGTACATTTGAGCCAGCTCCAATGCCGCTGGTGCTAAGGCATCATAGATGATACTACCCTCTCGTTTATCCATTTGGTCCGCTACACGGTCTAGCATACGCTCCAGTAAAACTTCATACGTTTGTGCCTCATACATGAATTCAGCTCACCTCCTCGTTAATCTGAAACGAACCATATATGGTTTGCACCGTAAAACTCACCCGGATGTCATCCCCTGAATTCCATATTGTAAGAAAATCGTTAATTTGCTCAATCCGATCATCCTGCAGAAGAGCTTCCGTGATCATTCTCCGAATTTCCGCGCGTACATATAGTTGATCTTTGCCAAGAATCTCTTTATATTCCGTACCATAATCATTGCTATAAATCAGGTGCCGATAACGCTCTGTCGTAAGGATTTTCAATACAGCCTGCCGTAAAGAATCCAGGCCATCTATTGTACCGGCAATAGTTCCACGTTCCCAATCCACCTTGTACGTTAATCCAGACATAATCAGATTTGTTGTATCAATGTCCTGATCCGGTTGTAATTGCAGCCCCGTCGGAATCATAGGCTATTCACCAGCCGATCCAGCACAACATAGCTTTGACCGCCTTGGACACGAAGCAGCAATACTCTATCGCCAATCTGTAATCCGGTCGTCAGCGTTCCATTTTGCTCCTTAGTCAGCTTGCTGATCGTTTCTGGTATAACCAATACCGCAGCCGGAAGGGTAAACCGCTGATCAATATTAATTTCCAGCGGCTGATTATTTAATACAGTTCCATACATCACTGCCATAGGATTTGCGTTAGATACTGCTCCCAGACTCGCCTTACGAATAACATCAAGCATATTTACACCACCTTCACATCTAGGGACATGGTATGATCTGTCCCTGAAAATTTGTGACTGCATTCTTCTACCAGATAAACCTGTACTTCAAATTCATCAAGTAAAATATAAGCAAATTGTCCTGCACGCACGTTGACATCACCAATTGCATCTACAGATAGGGTAACCTGTTCGCGATTATACAGCTTCAGGTTGAGTGAGAGTGCTTCTTCAATTTGAGCTATATTCCAGTTATCCTCTGCTTTTTCGTATTTTTGCAATAATCCCCATGCTCCTATATTATTGGAATCTTTTTTTATAAAAATATCTCGATGTCCGGTATCTTTATTGTCACGGTAGAATTTGATCTGATTATACGTTTCTGAGTCAATACTTTTTTTGATAGAATAATCATACAAATAATGGCCTTGTCCCAAGATAACAGAGGGTTTCATACTTCGAATATCCTGTAATCTGAGCTTCCCGAAATCATCATAAAAGACCATGAGTTGTGATTTATACGCCAGTGTATGGTCTAGAGCACCCATGATAATATCTAGCAGCTTTTTATTATCTTCAATCAGTGACGGAATGGTGTATTTACCTTTATCCAGTTTTCCCAGCTTTAATTTATTTTTAATTGCGATTTGCTGGATTACCTCATCTGCAGTTACATTGATAAAAACAAAGGTGTCATTACCCAGCAAGTAGCGTACCTGATCATAAGCAGTTATCTTTATCTGTTTATCTGTACCAGTACTCACAGTAAAAATATAGCCATAAAAAAGGTTCGCTCCATTGTAGATGAAGCGAACCACATACCCATTTTGTACATCAAAGTCTTTTTTCTGGTATAGACCATCACTAACCAACGTAAATTCCAATGAAGCTGGCTTGCCTATCCGGCTGGTCTTCCAGGTAATATCAGAGGCAATGCCAGAGATATCCCAGAGACTGCCTTGCTTATTATCAATATGGAGCTGAATCATTTGGCGGCCTCTTTCTGTGGCAGCTTGATCACCATTCCAATTGGCAGATTACGCAGCTCACTATCTTTAATATTGTTAAGCTTTTGAATTTCTTTATAACGACTTCCATCACCCAGTTGTTTTTTGGCAATCTTCCATAGCGAATCTCCAGCAACCAATTTATAGGTTTTAGGAGTTTCTTTAGTATCAGTACGCTTTTTGGCTACAGTAGACTTTTCCTTGTCTTTTTTAATTTTGACTTTAAGTGCACGGTAAAAGACATACTCTTTCAAGGACAGCTTAAATTGGATGTCGCCCGATTCTCCTGCCGCCAGTGTCCAATCGAATTTCTCGATACTGACTGCCATGTTGATTGCCATAAATGCCCTGTTTAAAGTAAATCGTTCGGCTTTAGCTGATACAGCTTGTTTAGAAGTATTTCCGTATAAAGCGTAATCTGGAAGTTGTAAGGAAGAAAAAACAAATCGGATGGGACGCTTAGTCTCCATCCATTTTTGAATCATCTCTACATAATAATATGGCGTTTGCAATTCCCTACCAACAACGAACGGGTATCGTTGACCCGGAAAAAAGCTCTCCAGTGTAATTTCACGCAGCTTATTCGGCTGAATTGAATTAATTTCCCCAAGCCCAATAATGGTGTAGTTCTTTCCGTCTCCGCTACTGTTAATTTCAATTTTTTCAGGATTGACTGGTAAACGAACGACTTCATCCTGGTTATTATAAGTTAAAAAGAATCCGTACTCTTCCATATCACATATACACCCCCTGCGCAGTGGAGACAAATTCTTCTTCTAGTTTCTGTCCGATACGACTAACAATAGTATCAAGATCCGCACCATTATTAATATCGCCTGTTGTCACTTGTACCGTTGGGGTCAAACTCACAAAATGTTGAATTGCTTGCAGTTCAGCTAAATCACGTAGCAATTTTATATCTTCACTGGAAATATCGACTGGATCTTGAATGCCGCGAATTTTATCAACATTTTTTACATTATTAATATCACTAGGCATATTGGGAAGATAATGATTTAAATAGTCATTTGTTGCCGCATTACCTTTATCACCTTTTTTAGGTGGATACTCTCTACCATCGCCCAAAAAACTATTTCCCATAAAGTTAAATGCGCCACTGAGCCAACCAGCTATTTCAGGTCCCATTGCCATCAGCTTTGTTGTATCATAGTAATCTTTTCGCGGTAATGAAACTACATTTTTATCAGAGGTTGGCTCTGGGATAGAGTCCATTTGCTTTTTAATTTCATTACTAAATGTGTGCCCATTTGCTTTGATTTCTTCGTCTGTAGAGATATGAATTTCTTGTAATCCTGAATTATGAAATTGATTGATCAAAGGCAACATCGAATTATAATAATCAGCGACTGGCTTTATAGCCTGATTGATAGCACTTGCAAAACCGATAGCAAAATCTTCGGCAGCCCTTGTGAGCCTGTACATCAATCCCAAAAAACCAACTTTTGTAGAGTATACAAATTGATCAAAAGCGTATTTAGGATCAATAAATAAATTAGCTAAGAATTCATATAAAGTAGCGAAATGATTATATAACATAATAAAAAAGTTTAATATAGTACCAAAAAACACAAGAAAACTACCTATTAGATAACCAAGCACATCTTCACCGGTGATACCAATCATGCTTAGATACATTATGACGACAGCTATAAGTCCAATTACCAATATTAAGGGGAGATTTAGTAAAAACAATAAAGCTCCTATCATAATTAATTGCGAAATAATGGTAACCAAAAAGACCGTCGCAATAGCTATCAAAATAGGTTTAATAATTGACCAATTCTCCTGTACGAAGTTAATCAATTTTAGAAAACCTTCTACTAATATTCTGACTACCCCAGCCAGAACACTCAATACACTACCCACCTGCTTAATAAATGGATCAAATTTCCCACTAGCAAAAGCCTCATTTAATTTTTTTAACAGTGGCAACAATGTGCCCATGGCACCTTCTCCCATTTGACTTAAACTATTCTTAAAATTGTTTACTAATGTATTCCATTCGTTCAAAGGAGTATCTACCATATGGTCAAGTGCAGCTTTTGTTTTCCCAGATTGATTCATGATTTGTTCGAGTGAAGCAATGAAGCCACCCAAGTCTCCTTGGGAAGCTTTTTCTTTAATACCTGACTGGTCAATAACACCTTGAGAAATGCCAAAGTTTGAAGCAAGTCCAGAGGAATCCCCAGAGTAAGCTTTAATAAGGGAATCTACACTTTCGCTCATACTTTTGTGATCTGGAGATAGTATACTCAAGCGATTAGCATAGTCTGTCAATTTCTCAAGTTTATCCTGTTCATCTGTGATTGAAAAAAGACTAATACCACCCTTCAAATATTCTTGTACATCCTGTCCCGTTCTTAACGCTTCTGCTTTAAAAGAATCGAATATTTTATTCCCTTTATTATTTCCACCCGAATTTACAATAATTAAGTCTTTTAAGGATTGCTGTTGCATCGCAGGCATTAGTGTCATTTCTGCAATCGATTTTAGGCTTTCATATATCATTTGTATGGATTTTTTAACTTTCTCAATGAATTGACTGAATTTCTCTGATATCTTATCAATTAGTTCTTGGATGCTGTTGAATAGACCAAGAACGGCACCTGCGCTTTCCAATGCTGCTAGAAAACCGGCAGCTGGCATAAGTATTCACCCCTTTCTTGTCCTCTTCCGTTGTGACTGCTTTTCTGCCTCTACTCGAACAGCAATCATAGCATAAATGGCGGCACGTTCATGATCAGACATTTGCATAAGATCCTGCGGAAGAATATGCAATTCATGGAGGGCGTAGTAAGCAAAATTAGCTTCACTATCGCCCCCACTAATTAGTTTTTTACGTCATTTACCAATTCATTCATATCTCGATTAAAGCCATTCAATTCCTGTACTCGTTCACCTAAAGCAGCAAACTCACCAGGCAACAACATCTTGCGTAATAGTGACTCCGCTCCCATCACACCATAAGATTTTTGAAGTTCTGCATTTTTTAGATCTGGATATACTACGCTGGCACTAATCAATTTAGCCATATATTCGTTTGGCTCAATCTCCGGTGTATACATGCCATTCTTTCCTTTGACTTTACGAGTAGCTGCTTTACGACATTCCTGATTTTCGTCCTCATTCATACTGCGAAGCTTCCAGCTGACAGGGTTACCATCTGCATCTTTGAAGCGTGCAGATACTACAAATTCCTCTACCACGTCAGAAGATACGTTTTGTGCAAAAAATAGACTTAATTCACTCATTGATAATTCCTCCTAATAGTTATAAATATAGTTATTCACTTAGTATATACTTGGATATCCTATTACATATTTGCTTAGACATATGACAGATGTACCGGAATAGTTCCAATTGTAGGATCTTTGCCTCCGGTACATAAGTCATTTTTATAACGTTAGTACGTTGTTATGAGAATAAATTGAATTACTGAGCTGGTGCTCCAAAGGCCTGATTAATATCTACCCCATCAAAAGTAAAGCTTACTTCTTCTTCCAATGCATCCGATTCAGTGTCCAGTGATGCCATAATGACACTGTCCAGATTCACATCACGCAGAATAATAGTCTGATAACCAATGCTGGATGTTGGATCTTCATTCGTCACTTCAATATCAAAGTACGTGTCTACGCCAGTTTTCATATAATCTAGCATCATTTGACGGAAGCGAGAAGTCATGTAGAAAATAGTCATGGTACCTGATCCAGACCAGCCTGTTGCTTTGTGCTGTACTCCACGGCGTCCCAATGTTTTCACTTCAGCTTTTTGTTTCTCTACTGTAGCTTCCAGCGTTTTGATATAAAACATTTCTTCTACTTGATTATTAATTGTTGCAAATGCGCGGCCTTCCTGACCGGAAATGGTATCTTTTGCTTTTAGAAATGTCATCTTAAACCACCTTCACTTTCATGTATACTTTTTCAACGGAATCTACTGGTTGCACATTGACTTCCACTACAATACTATCCACTTCATTACCTGCAGTCACACTGATATCAGCTTGAGCATCAAAGTTCTGCACCGCTCCAATATTTTGTAGATCTGTAAGATAAGCGACACACTGGGAACGGAATAAACTGCGTCCATCGGTATTATTGTTCACTTTACCAATAAAATATGATTCAAAAATACGTTTAAGATCATTAGCAATACTGTCGAGTACACGTACCACACGGTTTTTGGCAAAATGACGCGCTTTATCCGGTGTATAAGACACAAAGGTATTGATATCTTGTTCCACTACAGCACGATCACTGCTGGCTGTAAATATGAACTCTCCTTTTCGCAAAGCTGATTCTGTCTCGGTATGGGTCAGCTTGCCATTTACATCTACAGCATCATCATAAGCACTATAGGTCAAAGAAGCATTAACTGCAGCACCAGCAGTTGCTCCTGTTACCCAGGCTACACTTTGCTTTGCATCCAGTACAGTGCCATCACTTAGTACAACACCATTTTTAACACTAATTACACCTTCATGATCAGCATTGGGATAATTGGCCACTACAGCCTGTACCTTTTTACCTTCATTGCTACGCAGGCGTTTGATATAAGCAGCATATACGGATTTTAGAGAGGCATCATCCGAAACCAGACCAACTGTCTGAAACTCTAAAGCCTCAAGTTGCTCCAGATATGCAGTATGATCTGCATTGGTGGCCAGCGCGCTTGTACCTCCAGCTAGTGGGGCACCTGCTGTCGGTACAGGAGTTCCCTTACCACTAAAGACAACGTAGGTGTTACTCACCAACTGTTCTACAGCACTTACGGTCTGCTTATCGATTACTGTACCCTCTAGCAGCGTGGTTACGTCGAATTGTTTTTCATTATTAATATTTGCTTCCACTACAATGGTCAACTGATTGCCACGCGTACCACTATATTTAGCTGTAGCTGTCAGAGGCTCCACTTTTACAGAAGCAGGTGTACCGTCATTTAAACGATATACCAGAAGCTTTTGTGCACGTTTGAGCGCTTCGCGAATCAGAAGCATCTGTGGAGAAGTATAATCGTAGCCAAGTGTTTGTAGGGTATTATCACCAGCGGTAATAGTAAGCATTTTCTTAGGTGCTCCCCAATCCAGATTTAGCGCAAGACTTGCGGTACCACGCTCACCCAGTGTTCCAGGAAGTTTGCCCTCCGATACAAAGTTGATATATACACCAGGGCGAATTTTGTTTTGTGTTGTATAAGTTCCTCCAGCCATTTAATTGGCCTCCTTATTCATAAATTGATGTAGCATGGATGTTGCTTGTTCAATAGTGTACTGTTCATTTTCTGACAGAAGTGCAGATAGTACATCTTTTTCAAGTGAAGTAAATTTTGTTGATTGCATAAATTGCTCTTTACGGTAAGATACCTCAGCCATTGTTTTCTCTCCTTTGAATACCATTTACCTGGTTTGTAAATTTGTGTTCATTTACTGATATGAGAGGCAGGATATACGTGCTGATCCATTGTATTCATCAGTATACCTGGAACTGCCGAGCGAACAGTACGTACCGGATAGTTTACCCGAATTCGTGGAACTCCATCTTCTGTATCCCATCGCAATTCGCTAGCTCGACATAGATCTTCCCCAGTCCCAATAGTCTCTAATGCCTCAAACAAATCTTCGATCTGCTCATCTGCATAGTGCCCGGCAGCCGGTACGTATCTTACTTCCAGTGTATACACACGTACAAACCGATCACTACGTTCTCTTGTGAAGTCAACTGCGACTAGGCGATATTCCAATCGTGGCTGCTTTAACTCTTTTTTTTCTGCACGATCAAATGGAATATAAGGGAATTTCTCGTGCAGTGATAATTGCACATAGGTAATCACCTGTTGTGCATCCATATTTCTCCTCCTTTACCGAGAAAAATAATCATCTCCTTCGGTTATACTTTACGGAATCGAGATGAGGAATTTTTGCACCGCTTGGTTAAAGACTTATTATTTGGAATATCCATATTCCTGCGGTGTTCCGTGTCTCTCGATTTCCGATAATACAATCTTACACTGGATTTCTCCTAACGGAGACGGTGCTATGGACGAAAAAAGGACGGTTATCGGCTGAGTTCGGGGGAAGAAGAGCGGTAAAAAGACGCTAGATTATTCCGCACAAAAAAAGCCTGCCCGCAGGCAGACTTGGTGTGTTCCCGAACCTAGATATATAGTGTGTTATTCCATCGGTGATGAGGTGAGAAACACGCTGGAGAACAGATACGAAATCATGGCAAATACCGGAATACTCCACAACAATACCGGTGAACTGAGCCACCCTGGCAGTGGAATCCACATCATGATCGCCCAGCTAACGATAATACCGATTCCATTAAATAGAAGAAACTGCAGTGGCATACGCCGAATATTCAGACGCAGCCAGCGGTTCAGCGGTGCCAGTACCACCAGCGAATAACCGAACAGCGGCACAAGAAACAGCATCCAAACAATCAACTGTGAACGCAGTCCCATCTCCGAGACGAGCACAGAGTTTTGCAGTGCAAAATTAAGATAAATCGAACTCAGGCTGCTGACCAGCAGCGAGACGACTGTGCTGTCGAACAACCATGCTTTGTATACATGCTGTAATCGAAACCGGTCGGCAGCTGCCGGAATGGCAGATGTCCTCGCAGTGCGTAATTCCCTTTTCACAAAATCAGAGCTCCTGTCCATTAACATATATGGGATGATCGCCTGCAGTGGCTGGATAGCTGTCTGATCGTCTATGTATAGCGATTATCCGCAGTATTATAAACACCTACTATTTTACCATAAAATAACATAAAAACAGCAGCATATACTATATATTATCATCTTCTGTTGTTTTCTGCTTGTTAGGCGATCTTAACCTGTCATTATGAATTACCTGTGAAACCCTCAAGCGAATCAGCAAGCAAAAAAAAGCTGCCCGTCTCGGCGGACAGCTTGCTCGTGAATACTGTTTTCTCATTATTAATAAAGTACGTATTCCGTCTTACCGATCATGAAGTAGTGCACGCAGCATCCGTCCGGCGAACCCGTTTCTTTTGCGGCATCAGTTCATCCAGCCGGATCATCCCGGTATCCGCCAGCGCCAGTGCCATTTTGTAAAAAGCACGGGCACGGATTTTGACGTAGGTGTCTTTACTGATCGGTGGATCAAACAGATAGCTGTATACTTTATAATCGAAAATATCATCGTGCTTGAGATAACGTTCCCGTACAAGCAGCTGCTCACGTTCACCCAGTCGTTCCACAATCGCTTCTATCCGTTCACAATAGGCCCGACGCGCTGCCGGAGTATCTACATTATAAATAGCTGCTCCTGCTGTCGGATCTCCGGTCACATGGGTCGGCCCATGCATTCTTGCTTCATATGAAGCTGTAAGTGATGTCTCTCTCATCTCAAATGTAATCGTTTTGTAGATACGGTATTTCTCGAAAACTGCTTCTACTGCAGCACGGGTCTGACGACGGTCCAGCTCAGGCAGGGAAATCATTGGATTCATTGTACAACACTCCTCGATGTAATATATTAAGGTAAAGGAAATCAGCAGCAGGTACAGCAAAAGAATTCTTATCCTTAAGAGACAGTATTTCATCATTTCCATCTGGCATTTTCTTTTTTGTCTTTTGGCAACGATGGTAGATATTTAACCTTCTTTTATTTCATTCAACCATTAAAAATTCCATTTATTATCATTTGTTCGTATCTTGTTCGCATTTCTTATTCCTAAGATAACATGCTTATCTGTTATTCGTAAACTCTCATTTTTAGCCGTTTGAATCAATTAATCGATTATTATCTTCATTATGCTCTATAGTTTGTGCCTTTTGGCAAAGTAAACTTTTCCATTGTTTACCTAATGGCAATATTGGGGTATAGTACATATATTAAGCTTTGGCATCTACTTCTGTATATTTAGATTGGATTCGTGTTTACAGTGCCTATAGAAAGGGTGTTTTGTCGGTGGATAATTCTTCATTTGGCAGTTATTTGAAGCAAATACGTGAGCAGAAAAACTGGAGTATTAACCAACTGGCAGACCTTGCCGGCATCAGCACCTCACAAATCTCACGAATAGAAAATGGCAAACGCGGTGTACCCAAGCCCCAGACGATTGAGAAAATCACCAGAGCGCTGAATGTACCTTATGCGGAAATGATGGATCGTGCCGGATACCTGCGTCCGGAAGAAAATCAGCAGACACCCGAATGGGCCAATTCGCGGGATAAGCGTGATTTCAAAAAAATGCTTGAGGAAGATGGTGAATTGATGTTTGACGGTGTGCCGCTGGATGATGAAGACAAGCAGCGGATCAAGGATGTGTTAACCGGACTATTCTGGGAAGCCAAACAAATGAACAAGCGCAAACCGGTCGCTCCCGATGACCGCCGTAACCGTTCCTGA